GGGCTTGGTGGCTTGCGTTTGTGAAAGGCTATGTCACAAGCGATGAGTTCAGCCAGGCTGACGTTGACACCATTTATTCAGGTGTGAAGGGTTATGAGCCGTACAAGGCTGGCAAACAAATACCTGATAGCCCTGACAAATGGCGTAGAGCATGCCAGCAGGTGACGAAATGAAATTCGGGTCTTTATTCACCGGCGTTGGTGGTTTTGATTTAGGCTTTGAGCGAGCCGGAATGAAGTGCGAATGGCAGGTAGAGTTTGACAAAAACTGCCAGAATATTTTGAGAAAACATTGGAGCGAAACGGAGTTGTTTGATGATGTCAGAACAGTTGGAAGGCACAACCTCAAGCCAGTCGATGTTATTTGCGGTGGATTCCCGTGCCAGGACGTTTCCATTGCCGGAAAAAGGGCGGGTCTTGCTGGAGAGCGGTCTGGACTATGGAGCGAGTTTGCACGAATTATTGATGAGCTTGAGCCGAAGTGGGTTGTTATCGAAAATGTCCCCGGTCTTTTATCCAGCAACAGAGGACGAGATTTTGCCACCGTCATTCGCTGGTTGGCGGAACGGGGGTATGGCGTGGCGTGGCGGATACTTGACAGTCAATATTTCGGAGTTGCCCAACGACGCCGTCGAGTGTTCATTGTCGGAAGTTTTGGAAACGGAGGTGCAGCCGAAATACTATTTGAGTCCGAAGGCGTGCGCTGGAATACTGAGAAGGGCAGAAAAACGGGGGAAGACGTTGCCGCCACAATTGCAGGAGGCTCTTCAAAGTATAATTCAGACATAACGAGTGGTCAGCAGGATGCTAAAGTGGTTGTGGGGACTTTGCTGGCAAGAGATTATAAAGGTATTGGCAACCAAGATGTCAATGAGGGCAAAGTTGTTGTTATGTCATCCGGTCAAGCGAACGCCGAGATAATGAGTGAGCGCGGTCCTGCGCTCACGGGTCTGCACGAACAGCCGATTGTGGTGCTGAACGATCAAGGCGGCTCTCAGATGAGCGTGACGGAAAACGTGAGCGCAACTTTGCGCTCACAGGAACACGGGCACCAACCGATTGTTCCCGGCTTTGACTTAGCACAAATAACTTCAAAACTCAATTACAGCAATCCAAAAAAAGGTGATCCTCAACCGCCATTGAATACGTTAGGACAAGGGTTTGTGGCTTACGAGAATCATCCAGCAGACTCACGTATAACCGAAACTGGCAGTATCAGCCAACAACTTACTTCGAGGATGGGTACGGGCGGGGGCAATGTACCATTAGTTCAAAAATTATCAGAACGGTCAAGTGTACGCCGACTTACCCCAACCGAATGTGAGCGGTTGCAAGGCTTTCCAGACGGGTGGACGGACGGGCAAGCGGACTCGCATAGGTACAAGCAAATGGGAAACGCTGTCACGGTGAACGTGGCGGAGTGGATTGGCAAGCGGATTGCGGTGACGAAATGACCGCCGCTCACATTTGCGCAGATTGCAAGTATTTTCAAACCTCGTTCACAGTACCACGAGGGTCGGAACCAAAAGAGATCATATTCGAATGTCAGCAAGGGCACGCGCCGATAGCATGGTTCAACGGCGAGAGTTGCCCGGATTACAAATCAAAACAATCAGAGTTACAGGAGCAATGATGGAATTTAGGAAATTTGGCAAGATCGCAAGATTATCCCGCGAAATAGTAGTTACGGAAAAAATCGATGGTACGAACGGCTTAATTGCCATTGGTGAGGACGGTGAGTTTCAAGTTGGCTCTCGTAATCGATGGATTACCCCCGAACAAGATAATTATGGGTTTGCAAGATGGGCTTACGAACATAAAGACGAATTGATGCAACTGGGAGTAGGCTTTCACTATGGCGAATGGTGGGGACAGGGTATCCAGCGCGGATACGGCTTGAAAGAAAAGCGGTTCAGCCTGTTCAATACTGCCCGTTGGTATGATGATGCTGTGCGCCCTGCCTGCTGTCACGTTGTACCAGTTTTGTATATCGGCAATTTTTATACGTTTGCCATCGAGGATATTCTTGAATGTTTGGAATTTGGTGGCAGTGTGGCAGCCCCTGGTTTTATGCAACCAGAAGGTGTTGTTATCTACCACACCGCAGGAAACGTCTACTTCAAAAAGACAATCGTAGGGGATGATCAACCGAAATCAATCAATCAAACACAGGAGCAAAAATAATGTTTCAAACACTAATTTTCGTAGGCAATTTAGGCAGAGACCCAGAACTCAGGTTCACGCCAGGCGGCGATCCCGTCACGACATTCAGCGTAGCAACTTCGCGCAAGTTTGGCGAGAAAGACGAGACCACCTGGTTTCGCGTGACAGTCTGGAGCAAGCAAGCGGAGTCGTGCAATCAATACCTGCACAAAGGCTCGAAGGTGCTGGTCGAGGGTCGCTTGAGACCAGACGAAAGTGGCAGTCCAAAAGTGTTCCAGCGCAAGGATGGCACGTGGGGCGCAAGTTACGAGGTAACGGCGGAAACCGTGCGATTTTTGACACCGAAGGGCGAAGAAAATGGCGCGGCGGTTGATGAAGAATATCCGTTTTAGGGGGATGAGATGAACAAAGACGAGTTGAAAACAATGTTGGAACAGCATAGGTTGTGGCTTGAAGACAATAATTCGGGCAAACGGGCTAACCTACAATATGCCGACCTGCAATATGCCGACCTGGAAGGTGCTGACCTGCGAAGTGCTGACCTGAAATGTGCTGACATGCGAGGTGCTAACCTACAATATGCCGACCTGCAATATGCCGACCTGGAAGGTGCTGACCTGCGAAGTGCTGACCTTGATTATTCCAGTCTCCCCCTTTGGTGCGGCAGCAAAGGCATGATAGTTGACCGGCTCATTGCGGCACAAATAGCGGCTCACTTTTGTGCGTTGGTTTGCGATGATGCTGACTATCAGGCGGCACGAACCGCAATATTGGGGCTCGCAAGGACGAGCCACAGGGCAGTAGATTTAGGCTTGTTAGGGGAGATTGTCAAAGAATGTAACGATGTTGCCACTCCAATTGATGTCGCACTTCGTAAGCGCATTGCAGAGTTGGAGGGGAAAATTGACCAACTTACCGCTCATAGTGACATCGAGCGGCAGGATGATAAGTCGTCTAACGATACACAAACGCAAACAATTGTGTACGGGAAAGAGGATTCGGAGGTGCAGGATGTGTAATTTTTTTAGTTTTGTAACAGACCCAGTCAACCACCCAGCGGAGTATTACTTTCTTGACTGGGAATATCGCAAGGCAAACCTCGAAGCGGATGATGCAGACAGTCACTCGCATATCTGCAAAGAGTTTAACTTGCGTGAGGATGTGTGCAATAAGTACGAATTCAATCCGCTAACGAAGAGGTTCGTGATAGACCAGATCAACAGCAAGCGCGATGACAGCGAAGCGGCTGAAAAGTGGGCGAACAGGCGGGACTTCAAGA